GGTTGGCTAGAAGATATTAATGATTGGGAAGAAACACATACAAACCTTTTTAGAATGATATATGCTTATGAATTTCCAGATAAATCAGTTTATATTGGGTTAACATACAATTTAAGAAGGAGACATAATAATAGAAACACCGATGAAAAAGATTCTGTTACAAGATATATTAAAAAAACTGGATTACAACCAATTATAAAAGAACTTACTGGTTACATTCCTGTTAATGATGCAAAAATTAAAGAGTTTGATTACGTTAATGAATATAAACAACTTGGGTGGAATATTTTAAATAGAGTAAAAACTGGTGGTTTGGGTGGTGATACTTTAATATGGACAAAAAATAAATGTATTAAAGAAGCCAAAAAATATAGTACCAGAAGTGACTTTAGTAAAAAATCTAGCGGTGCATATAATTCGGCTTCTATAAATGGGTGGTTAAAAGAATGCTACGAGCATATGTCTGAAATAAAAAAACCAAATAATTATTTAACAAAAGAAAATTGCAGAATTGAATCATTAAAATACAATTCAAGATGTGAACTTAAACGAGCATACCCATTAGCATATTGGACTATTATAAGAAATAAATGGCTAGATTTATTTGAACATATGAGAAGACCATCACCACCAAATAAAAAATGGTATAAAGAAAATTCTGCTAAAGAAGCATCTAACTATAAGAATAGAAAAGAATTTTCTATTGGTAGCAGTGGTGCATATGATGCATCTAAAGATAATAAATGGCTCGATGAGTTCTTCCCTAAAAAGTAAAGCATAAGGTCTGGATAAACATCCAGACTTTTTTATTTTTAAACTTTTCTGGTATTAAGCGATATATAAGATAAAAATGTCGTTTACATGCCAGTAAGATTAACTCAAGAAGAATTTATAAAAAGGTCAAATACCATTCATAACAACAAATACGATTACTCTCTAGTTAAATATACAAACAAAGATGCTTATGTTAAAATAATTTGTCCTATACATGGAGAATTTGAAACTATAGCCAATAGCCACATGCGTGGATGTGAATGTATTAAATGCTCTTGGATTAAACTTGGAGATGATAAAAGAAAATCAACTGAACAATTTATAATTGATGCCAAATTAGTACATGGTGATACATATACATACGACCATGCTAATAACATTGGTAATAAAAAACCAATCATAATAACTTGTAAAACACATGGGAATTTCACCCAAACACCAAATAACCATCTTAGAGGTGCTGGATGTAAAAAATGTGCTTTAGAAAATAGAAAAACAACAGAAAAATTCATCAATGAAGCAATAGGAGTTCATGGTGATACTTATAGTTACAACAACACAAATTATATTGATACATTCACTAAAGTTATCATTACTTGTAAAATACATGGTGACTTCTCCCAAAATCCACATATACATATAAATGGACATGGTTGTTGGAAATGTTCAGTGATAAAAAGATTTGAAGGCTTAACTAAAACAACTGAAAAATTTATAGCAGATGCAAAATTAATACATGGTGATATGTATAATTATGATAAAGTGAAATATGTTAATAGTCAGACAAATATCATCATCACCTGTTCTAAACATGGTGATTTTCCTCAAACACCAAATTCTCACTTGGTTAGTAAATGTGGTTGTCCAATTTGTAGTTCATCCAAAGGTGAAAAAGAAATTAAGCATAGATTAGATTCTTTCGGTGTAAAACATACACGTCAAATGAGATTCAAAGACTGTAGAGGTAAAACCAAACCGCTACCATTCGATTTCTATTTACCAGAACACAATATACTTATAGAATTTGATGGTAGCCAGCACTATTTCAATAAAGGAAAACTCTGGGGTGGGGAAGAAAACCTAAAAAAGATTCAACATAATGATGCTATAAAAACTCAATACTGTCTGGATAACGGCATCAAATTAATAAGAATCAGATATGATGAATCGATTGAGGAAAGGTTAAAAGAAATTTTCGAATAAAGGGAGTGAGAAATCATTCCTTTTTCTTTTTATATTGAATTACTTTTCCTACCTTTGCTACCTTAAACATAGAAATCATGATACAATTAAATGGGAAGTTTACAGATGCTAGAATCTACATCGATGATGTAGAAGCTGACGTATTCGAGCAAGTATATTCGGTGATAAACTCACCAACATCTAAAGGTCTGAAAGTCAACCTAATGCCCGACACGCACCCGGGAAGCGGAATCTGTGTCGGATTCACGATGGAATTGGGTGAATATTTAAACCCACTTCATCTTGGCGTGGACTTAAATTGTGGTATGCTATCTGGTCGATTTTCAACCGATAGAAAACTACACTTGGATAAGATTGATACTGCTATCAAAGAGCAAGTGCCAATGGGTTTCAACACGCACGAGAATGCTGTAGTTAAATCATTACCATACGATAAGATTCAGCAACACGCTGACCTTTTCACCAAGAAGTATAACGATAAGTTCGGAACTTCATACGTTGCTCCAACCTATAACGACAAGTGGTTAGAGAACAAGCTGAAAGAAATTAAGATGGATGTTCCTACTTTTTGGAAAGCACTTGGTACGTTAGGTGGTGGTAATCACTTCATTGAGATGGGTAAAGCAGAAACATCTGGTGATTATTGGGTAACCGTTCACTCTGGTTCAAGAAACTTTGGTTTGAAGGTTGCTAACTACTGGACGAATGTAGCCAAAGGTTCTGTGTTCCTTGCATCGAAAGAGTATAATAAGGAACTTGATGATATCCACAGGAATACTAACCCAAAAAGCCTTATCCCTAAAAAGGTTCAAGAGCTGAAGGAGAAGTACAAGGTTGGAATCAACAAGGAGTACTTATCTGGTGAGAACATGATGAACTACCTATACGATGTTATATTCGCATATCAGTACGCATTATCAAGCAGAACTGCTATGCTGAACATCATAGCCGATATCATCGGTTTAAACGGATATGATGAGGTTGTTAGTACGGTGCATAACTATATCGACTTCCACGACTTCATCATCAGAAAGGGTGCTATTTCATCGTATGAGGGGCAAAAGATGATAATCCCATTCAACATGAGGGATGGTATCTTACTTTGCGAAGGTAAATCAAACGGTGAGTGGAACTTTTCTGCTCCACACGGTTCTGGTCGTGTTGGTTCTCGTTCACACTCGAAGAAGAACTTAGACCTAGATTTCTTCAAGAAGGAGATGAAGGGTATCTACTCTTCGTCAGTTTGTAAGGAAACGCTTGATGAGTCTCCAATGGCTTACAAGAAGAGTTCGATGATTGAGGAATTGATTGAGCCAACGGCTAAGATAATTGATAGGATTAAACCAGTGCTGAACATCAAGGATACTGGAAAGTCCATCTCGTGGAAAGAGCGTAAGCTTGAGAAGAAGAAAAGGGATTTAGAACGTGATAATGAACGTAGCATGAAGAGAGGGCGATAAGCCTTCTCTTTTCGTGCTTTAAATCAATATAGTATGAGCGTTAAAGGTAAAACGATATCCATTTCTGCACCATCAGTTATCGGTGCGTTGGATATTTTTAGTTACAGGAAGTGGACATTGACCTTTAAGTGCGGTTCATGTCGTTGTAAATCTAAGGTTCAGCATGATGAAGCAAAGAAGCACCACAAGTGTCCTGTTTGTGGAGAGGTCAATCGGTTAAAAAAAACCAGCTGGTACGATTTAAATTGATACTATATGAAAGAAAAATGTGTAACAGAAGCCGAACACTGTGTGGGTACATCAGAGAACATTGATGAGAATCTACACCTATCTGATATCGTAAACGGTGAATTCTTAAACACCAGAGAGAAAATTGAGAAGTACTATGAAATTGTAGATATTGTCGATATACAATACCTCCGTATGCATGGTAAGGGTAGGTGTACCCATTGTCATGCAGCCGTTGATGATACCTGTGGTAAGAAGTTAGTTCGGTGTTTAAATAACCAAAGGCAGTGTTATAGGCGTAAATATATTGTATAAGCTATGACAATAAAAGAAGGAACTTATTTAGTGGCTCTTCGTAATGTAGCCAGAAACAAATTTTTCGAATGGGTTCTAAGACTAACAAAAGGTAGAATGGTTAAGCCGATTAAACGTAGAATGCTATATTTAACCAAGGGTGAAGTTTACACGGTGTATAGTATTACCATTAATAAAAATCGTTTGGATACGTATAAAATCAAAGATAATAACAATAATGATTATGAATTAGACTTGTTCTATATCATACACCCAATACTTAGGTTATTTGATATTTTACCAGTTAACGCAGCACGAGCAGAAAAGATTAACGAAATATTTTCATAAAAATAAAATACGTGGCTTATGAACAATGAAA